ATGACTGGCACCCCAGTGTTCACGGACATATAGAACTAGCAAACGTCATACATGATCGCATGAAGCGTAAAGGCTACAGGGGATAAATACACTAATGCGTACAGAAGATTTCATGACATCAAGGGTAGACAAAGCGAAAGAAGTTAAAAAATTCGCTGAGTGGGCCTGCCAAAAACTAAACATCAAAAACCCTCCTAAGATCGAACTAAGCATGGATACTGAGGAAGCACAAGGTAACCATCATACGGGCGGGCATGTCATAGGTGGAGACAGCATATGGGTATATGCTAGGAACAGAAACCTAGTAGACATATTGCGTACCGTTTTTCATGAATTGGTTCATGTCCGTCAGGGTGAATTGGACATGGTAGACCAACATGACAGTTATCCAGGTAGCGCGATAGAGAGCATGGCTGACATGCTAGCCGGAAAATATATAAAGATTTACGGTGAAAAGAATAATCATATCTTCCAATAACTATTGATACTTTCTACCCATTGATATATAATAGTGGGTATGATTCAATTATTACATAAATTGCCTCGGACATTGACAGTCGCTTTTAGTGGCGGTGTGGACAGTGTCGCTGTGTTAGATTTCCTTAGTAAGAATCATGAGGTAGATGCCGCATTCTTTCATCACGGTACCGATAATAGCGACAACGCTTTTGATTTCGTTTGGAATTTTTGCCGTGACCGAGATATCACAATAACAGTAGGATACATCCGTAACGAAAAACCCAAAGAGTTAAGTTGGGAAGAACATTGGCGTAATGAACGTTATGCGTTTCTAGAAAATTTCGAATATGTGGTCACAGGACATCATCTCAATGACTGCATTGAAACTTATATCTGGGGCACTATGCACGGTACTCCTAAAGTTATTCCTGACACACGAAAGAATGTACATAGACCTTTCTTATTGAACCCAAAACAAGAATTCATCGACTGGTGTAATCGCAAAGAGTTGAATTGGTGTCAGGATTATAGCAATGAAAATACAGACTACATGCGCAATTATATCCGTAAATATGTAGTAGAACACGCATATCATATCAATCCAGGTATCGAAAAAGTCGTAAAGAAATTGATCTTAAATGCTAGTGAGTCTGAATAAAAATCCATGGTTACTAGAATGGATGAAAGATAACTGGAGGGAAGAAGTATTGGTTATATTTCGCAATCCTTTCCTACTTACGCTACCTAACGAAGTTCGCACGCCTAAACAGATGAGAAAGAATTTTGCTGAATTATTATCCAAAAACGGATATAAGGCTAAAACGGTAAAAGGCGGAGAAGATGTCATAGTCGCTATTCCAGACGAAGAGTTCGTTTTCATAAAGATTAAATATTTATAATCATGGCTTATAGTTGATCACCCAAAATATATATTTTGGATGCAAAGTATTTGACTTATTTACAACAATATACTATACTAACTATCAACATAGGAGATTCTAATGTCAACACGCACATTTAATAATGAAGCAAAAATCAAACTTACCCAACTGATCAATGAAGGCATGGCTGTCATGCAAGAAGTTGAGACGTTGAACGAGGGTCTTACTGATACGGTAAAGGCTATCGCAGAAGAACTTGAGATCAAGCCAAGCATTCTCAAGAGGGCAATTCGCACAGCATATAAATCACGATTGGGTGAGACTAATAAAGAGAACGAAGAACTCAACACCATCTTGGAGACTGTTGGGAAGACATTGTGAACGATATCTTTGAAGGTATATTCGATTGGATCCGTGAGGATTACAGGTCCAATCGATTTCGTTTTGTCGTGGAAGTATTGGCATGGTTGATCAGCATAGGCTGTTCATTGGTAATGGCATTGACAGTACCCAATCCACCTTTATTGTTGTTATACATACTGTGGATAGCAGGATGTGCTATGTATGCATGGGCAGCATTGACCCGAAAAAGTTTCGGCATGCTGGCTAATTATGTATTATTGACTATGATTGACACAATAGGTCTAATGAGGTTACTTAACAATTGAGTTACGTTGACGCAATACACGATAGAGATAGTGATAGGATATTCATTGTAGAGCGACAGCCTGACGGCAAGCGCACATACAACGAGTTTCCTGCCAACTATACCTTTTATTATACTGATCCCAAAGGCAAGTATCGCAGTTTATATGGTGATAGCGTAAGCCGTTTCAGCACACGCAAGCGTAGTGAGTTTGAAAAAGAAAAACGTATACACAGCAATAAGAAACTGTATGAATCGGACATCAACGTGGTGTTCCGCTGTCTAAGTGAAAACTACTTAGGTTGTGAGCCTCCAAAACTCCATACATGTTTCTTTGACATTGAGGTAGACTTTGACCCTGAGAAGGGATTCAGCCCTACCAGTGATCCTTTCAATCCGGTCACGGCTATCTCAATGTACTTGGATTGGCAAGATACACTAGTTACATTGTGTGTCCCGCCCAGACACATGAGTACTGAGACTGCTCAGGATATCGTCAAGAAGTATGAAAACTGTTTGATTTTTAAATCAGAGAAAGAAATGTTTGATACTTTCTTTATGTTGATTGAAGACGCAGATGTATTGACTGGCTGGAACTCAGAAGGATACGATATACCCTACATGGTCAATCGTGTGACGAGGGTCATGAGCAAAGACGATACACGCAAATTCTGTTTGCTTGGTCAGATGCCTAAGCCAAGAACATATGAACGATTTGGTAAAGAAGAAACAACATATGATCTTGTAGGTCGTATTCACATGGACTATCTACAATTGTATAAAAAGTACAATTATGAAAGCCGCCATAGTTATAAACTAGACTCTATCGGTGAGATGGAAGTCGGTGAAAACAAGACGCAGTACGAAGGTACTCTTGATCAACTATATAACAAAGACTGGGAAAAGTTCTTAGAATACAACAGACAAGATACGATGTTGCTTGTCAAGATTCATAACAAACTTAAGTTCCTTGACCTTGCTAACGCACTGGCACATGAGAATACTGTGTTGTTGCCGACTGTAATGGGTTCCGTGGCTATGATTGAGATGGCTATCATGAACGAAGCGCATGAGCGCGGACTCATGGTTCCTGATAAGAAAAGAAATAGTAGTGATAGTGAGATGGCGGCCGCTGGTGCATATGTCGCTGTTCCTAAGAAAGGCGTACATGAGTACGTGGCTGCTATCGATATCAACAGTCTGTATCCTAGTGCTATTCGTTCATTGAACATGGCTCCAGAAACTATCGTTGCACAAGTTAGACAGACATTGACTGAGAAATATCTGACCGACAAAGCAAGAAATCTTGCTAGCGAAAAGCGCAACTATGACAAAGACGATGACCTTGAGATGAGTTCATTACTCTGGGAAGGCTTGTTCGGTACACTAGAGTATGAAGCCATCATGAACCAAGAGCGTGGCACTATGCTCACAGTTGACTTTGAGAGTGGTGAAAGTGTAGAGATGAGTGCGGCAGAAGTATGGAAATTGATCTTTGATAGCAACAAGCCATATATTCTTAGTGCTAACGGCACGATCTTTAGGTCAGATAGCGAAGGTGTGATTCCCGGTCTACTCACACGCTGGTACAGTGATCGTAAAGATATGCAAAAGAAACTCAAACAATCTACTACTAAAGAAGATATTGAGTATTGGGATAAGCGTCAGTTAGTTCGTAAGATTTTGCTCAACAGTGCATATGGTGCATTGTTGAACGAACATTGCCGATTCTACGATAAGCGCATTGGTCAAAGTGTTACATTGAGCGGGCGACAGATCGTTAAACATATGAGTGCGCATATCAATGAAATCATAGCAGGCACTTATGATCATTACGGTGAAGCGATTGTATATGGTGATACGGACAGTTGCTATTTTAGTGCATACCCTATTCTGAATTCGCAAATACAGAATGGTGAAGTAGAGTGGAGCAAAGAACTTGCAGTACAACTCTATGATAATGTTTCGGATCAAGTGAATGACGGCTTCCCTAGTTTCATGGAACGTGCATTTCATGTACCTCGCAAATTGAGCGTGATCAAGGGAGGTCGTGAACTTGTAGGTGATCGTAGTCTGTTCATCACAAAGAAGCGTTATGCTATCAATATCTATGACAAAGAAGGCAAACGCCTTGATACTAACGGCAAGCAAGGTAAGATCAAGGCTATGGGCCTTGACTTGAAACGAGCAGATACTCCCAAGTATGTGCAAGACTTTTTGTTTGAAGTGCTTGAGATGGTCCTTGCAGGTAAGACAAGAGAGGATGTCATTGAGCGTATCAAGCAATTCAAGATCGAACTTGGTAAGCAAGATAGTTGGACTAAGGGTTCGCCCAAGAGTGTCAACAACTTGACTACATATGGTGATCTTGAAGCAAATAGTAAGACAGGCAAAGCAAATATGCCCGGACACGTTCGTGCGGCATTGAACTGGAACTATCTACGCCGTGTAAATGGTGACAACTATAGCATGAAGATGGTCGATGGCATGAAGGTGGTGGTATGTAAACTAAAGCCTAATCCATTGAACTTTACAAGCATAGCATATCCCACTGACGAACTAAGATTACCAAACTGGTTCATAGAATTACCATTCGATGATAGTGCTATGGAAAAAACACTAGTCGATAAAAAGATCGATAACCTTCTAGGAGTATTGAATTGGGAACTAGAAGAGAACACAGACACCAATTCGACATTTGATGATTTGTTTATTTTTGGTTAACAACTATTTGACTTTAGTAATAAAATCCATTATTATACACAATGATTCTACCTAAATATCTAACACAAAGAGGAAACACATGAAAGACAATTTACAAGATTTGATTCAACATACATTTGGCCTGGGAGTCATCGAACTCGTCAAGGTCGCAGGCACTGACAAGCAGACAGTAATCTCTGCAATCGCAGAAGATAAGAGCGTTATCGTTGAGGGTACTTTTGATACCCCGCAAGCAGAATTCATCGGTACGTTCGGTATGCCTAACTTAGGCAAACTCAAGACTATTCTTGGTTTTGATGATTATGATGAACATGCAGTCATCAATGTTGCACGTAACAAAGACGATATCCCTACTGCTATTCACTTTGAGACTAAGGCTGGAGATTTCGTCAATGACTATCGATTGATGGGCAAGGCTATCATCGAAGAAAAAGTCAAAGATGTTAAATTCAAAGGCGCCAAGTGGGACGTTGAATTCGAACCTACTGTTGCAGGTATCATGCGATTGAAGAAGCAGGCTCAAGCAAACAGCGAAGAGATTCACTTCACTACTAAGACTGACAAAGGTGATCTTAAGATTTACTTTGGTGACCCGTCAACACACAGCGGTAACTTTGTATTTCATTCAGATGTAGAAGGTACGTTGGGTCGTGCATGGGCATGGCCTGTCAAGGTCTTCATGAGCATCATGGACTTGCCCGGTGACAAGACCGTAAAGATCAGCGATCAAGGTGCTACTGAGATCACTGTCAAGGGTCTTTGTGCGACTTATCGTTATCTACTTCCAGCACAGGCGAAATGATCAAGATACAGCAAAGCAGTTATCCTTTAGTTTGGCAGATTGATAATAGTTACAGTCTGCCAAGCACTACTGGGCAGGTTCGCTGGAACGGTCAAACGAAATGTTTTGAAGTTTGTGATAACAACAATAGTTCATACCATGGCGGATGGATGCGAATCGATAATACGATTCAAATAAGTTCTGACCCTCAACTCCAATCAGTACTTGAATGGGCTAAGAAAAAGATGATTGAAGACGAGAAGATCGAAAAACTCGCTAAAGAGTATCCGGCAGTAAAAGACGCTAAAGAAAAATTAGATATTATTATGAAATTAGTACAAGATGAAAATAGTAGCACCTGAAACAAAAATACAGATTATACATCCTGTAGGCCTTTGTATGCCGGCCTGGAATCCTGATTATATCTTTATTCCTATTCCCAAAAATGCTTCTAGTTACACAAAAAGGATTTGGAAACTACAGTGCGGCATGACAACGAATGTTCCTGATAATTTTATTACTAATCCAATTCAATTATCTAAAAAGAAAATAGTTGTATTGCGCGAACCTTATGAAAGATACATATCAGGATTATTAGAATATTTGTATCGCGCCCAAATAAGTTGTGATCAGGTAGATTTTGATGATCTTTTTAAAACTTTTGCATTTGATGGACACACATCATTGCAAGTGCAGTTTTTGGAGGGTATAGATACCGATACTTGTATATTTTTAAAGTTCGGTAGTAGTTACTCTAACGATTTAACGCATCTAATTCAACATAAATTGCACAGAAATCAAAAATTTCCGGGTGGAGAATTTACGGGTTGGAGATATAATAGAACTTCAACCAGACCTGAAAAGGTAGCAATGTTAGATAAACTAACCGAATATCTTGACAATCATGAAGAAGTGGTGTTATCATTGAAAGAATATCTTATCCCGGACTATAATCTTTTCAATAATGTTCAGTTCTACAACAACAGGTAAAATAGATGGAACAAATAAATTTATCAAACAATCATAAAAATGACTGGGCATTGTTTTTGCCAGCAGTCAGTAGTTTCTTTATCACCGGCTTGGGCAAGCAACGTGAGGGAGAAGATTATTTTCCTAGTGAGCGTATTCCCGCAGGCTTCAACGGTGATGTTGAATGCTTGAACTTCTTGAATAGCAAAGAAGGACTATACACATATCAGTGGGGCTTGTATAGTGCAGGTCACGCTAACCTTGATACTACTGTAGACGATCATGCAGAAAGCATCATACGTAAACGTGAACAAGGTACATTCATGCTAGGTGACAGTGGTGGATTCCAGATCATGAAAGGTCAATGGCCTGCTGACTGGAAAGATCCCAACTGCCCTAAAGCATTGAAGCAACGTAAGTTAGTATTGAACTGGATGGATACGTACATGGATTATGGTATGTGTCTTGACGTTCCATCACAGACTATTCGTAATCAGCATTTGCTTGATAAGCATGGTATTCGCACTATCGAAGACGCGGTCAAGGCTACACATATCAATAACGAATACTTCATCAAGAACCGTAATGGTAGTTGTAAGTTCTTAAATGTATTGCAGGGTCTCAATCATACACAGAGTGATAACTGGTATGAAGAGATGAAGAAGTATTGCGATCCAAACATCTATCCGGACAATCATTTTAATGGTTGGGCTTTCGGGGGTCAGAATAAGATCGATATTCATTTGATGTTACGCCGTCTTGTGATCATGATCCATGATGGATTGCTTGAGCCAGGTAAGCATGACTTGATTCACTGTCTTGGTACTAGTATCTTAGAGTATGCAGTATTGTTTAGTGATATTCAACGAGCGATTCGCAAGCATCATAATCCAAACTTGCAGATAACTTTTGACTGTGCAAGCCCATTCTTTAGCGCGGCTAAAGGTCTAGCGTACTTTCAAAATAATATCGAACACGATAGTAAATGGTCATACAGCATGGAAAAAACGGCTGAAAACAAAGATTATGCAACAGATAATCGGAAATTCAGTATTGCTGTATTGCAAGATGGGGTGCATAAAACATTCCAAGACAGTCCTATAACTGACAGAATGTTAGTTCGTGACTTATGCTACAGGGGTCATGGCTTTATCGGTGCTCATGGTAAAGAGACTAAGACTAGTTGGGACACATTGAGTTATACATTATTGCAGGCTCATAACGTATATCAGCATATTGTTGCTGTGCAGGAAGGTAACAAGTTGTATGATCAAGGTGTGATTCCCAAGATGGTAATGAATGAGATTTTTGAGAAGATCAAATTCGGAGATATTGTTGAAGCGATTTTTGCATTAAAAGACAAAGAGAAAAGTCTCAATCTTATTGATAAGTATGATAAATTCTGGACACAGATGAAATCTGGAAGCCAGGGTTTCAGCGGCAAAAAGACAGTCAATGCATTGACTAAGTTTGAAGAATTATTCAGCGTACAAGAGCAGAGTAATAACGTAGAAGAAGAGATAGAAGATACCGACGATTTAATATCGCAAAATTTAGAGAACTGATATGGTGGCATATACGAATCAAATACGCATATTAGAAAATAATCTCAAGCAATTAGAACAGGGAACCGATAAAGAAGACCTGAAAAAAATGGCTGAGATTATCAATCAATTGCGTGTATTACGCAGATTAGAATGGGAAGAAAAATATGAAAGAGTTAATATGGAGGATGAGAGATGAGTGAAGATCCGGTAGTTTATCAAACTAATCAGGCACGAACTGATAAAAGAAATAGAATCAAGCAACACGCTAATCGTGTGATATGGGTTACCTTTCAGCGCGAGGGTATTCATAAGTATCCGGCAGCAGCCACAGATCCAAATCTAGCCGACGTGTCTTTTTTAGCCAACGAGCATCGTCATATATTTCATTTTAACGTTGCTATCGAAGTCACACATAATGACCGTGACATCGAATTCATACAATTCAAACGCTGGCTTGAAGCATTGTATCAAGGTACTTTACAACTAAATTATAAAAGTTGTGAGATGATATGTGATGATCTATATGAAGTAATTGCTACACGTTATCCTGACAGGTTCGTAGAAATCACGGTTAGCGAAGATGGTGAGAACGGCGCTACTATCACATACAATACAGTTAAACCTAATTTACAAGTAGTGATCTAATGAGTTTTAATACTCTACATCTACATCCTGAACCAGAATTGAATATGAATCCCACATATCGTGAGATTCCGTTATCAAAAGTTCCAATGGTTTTTGAAAATTCTTTCATGAATAATGTGCAGAAGTTTTTAGTGACCGATGACAATATGAAACCAATGCATGTTGAGATATTTGCAGAAAATACAGAGTTTCATGTGATGCGCGGTAGTGATACTTTGCTCATCGTCATAGGTGAGAGTTGGACTTATGGAGAATCTTTGCACGGTGTAGGTACCGGTGCAGGATACTTTAATTTTCAATCACAACTTGAAGGTTGCATGGGTCCTCGAATGGCAGAAGTCACGGGTTGGGACTTATATCAGTTCGCTATACCCGGTAATTGCAATCTTTACATGCATATGGAATTAGATCGCATATTGAAACATGTGTCTACTCTAGGTTACAAGCAGGTAAAGGTCGTATTGCAGATGACTGAAAATTCCAGAGAGATTCCAATACGTTGTAGTAAAAATACATCAACAATATTGAACCATGGCTCATATCCATTAGAACACTGGTTTGATATAGGAATAAACCAAGAGATTGATTTATTCGAATGGCTGGCTTTATATGATGATTTTTTCTTGAGTCATTATCATACCAGCCTAAATAGTTTCAATGCATGTCCTATCGAGGGCATACTTTGGAGAAACTTCACTAAATTAACCACTGATAAGAGAAGTTACAACTTCAAGATCATAGAACCTACTATGATCACTTATACTGGGTCATTAGTGAATCATGAGCATATACCTCCGACTTTAATGAACCCAATTCAATTTGATGATTTCTTTAGAACCATTGGGAAAAAGATCAAAGTGGATATGGACTTCATGGAAGAGCAGGTTAGGTTGATTGAAAAGATGTTTGATTACATCAATGGTAATGTGGATGTCAAAAATCTTATCTATCATAACAATCACCCGACCAAGATCGGACATCTAGTGTGGGCGCACGAATTGATACGTCAGGCTGGGTGGAAAAGTATTTGACTTATATTTTTAATTATAGTAATATATCAACTTGTGTTTAACAAATCTAGGAGTTAATAAACATGGCAAAGAATGAACATCGTTCAAACAATCGTATCAAGCAAATCTTTGATGATTTAGAGAAGTATCTTGATTTCTGTAAAAGTTTCGGGTACAAGTTTGACGAGGCAACTCTCTATGACAATAGGAGTTTCGCATTTCGCCAGTTCAGCAAATACATGGCCGGCAAAGATGCCAAGGATATGTGGGCTGTAGATGGTGGTAGGTAATATCAAAATAGTCTTAGTGACAGGGGGTTTCGACCCCCTTCACTCTGGACATATCGCATATTTCAAAGAAGCGCGTAACCTAGGGGACATGCTCATCGTTGGCATAAACAGCGATGAATGGCTTGCTAGAAAAAAAGGTAGAGCATTCATGCCCTGGAATGAACGTCTCTGCATAATCAATAACTTGTCAATGGTAGATGAAGTTTATACCTTTGACGATGAAGATGGATCTGCCAAGCATTTTATTCAGCAGGTTCGTGCGCATTATCCAAATTCAAAACTGATCTTTGCTAACGGCGGAGATAGAACCAAAGACAATATTCCAGAAATGGATATCAACGATGATAACGTTGAATTCGTGTTTGGTGTAGGCGGAGAAGACAAACGTAACAGTAGCAGTTGGATATTACAAGAATGGAAGAATCCAAAAGTTATTAGACCGTGGGGATATTACCGTGTGTTAGATGAGAAGTCAGGTTACAAAGTAAAAGAGTTAGTTATCGAACCCGGCAAGAGCCTAAGTATGCAACGTCACTTTAATCGTAGTGAACATTGGTATGTGCTTAAGGGCAAATGCGATATTGTAACAGAATTCAGAGGTAGTATAATTAAAGTAATTAAGAATACTAACGAAGAATATATTATTGGACAATCTGTATGGCATCAAGGGCAGAATAATTATACTGAACCTTGTCATATACTTGAAGTGCAATATGGTTCAGAATGTGTAGAATCAGATATTGAGAGGCGTGATGCGTAAATTATATTACATGGGTCTAGAACCCTACAAGGCAAGATATACATTACAGTTGCAAGACTGGAATGAAACAGTATTTAAACAACGTAGCATTGATTATGAATTGGTGCACGGCGACACATTGACTAGTGATCAAAGTATCGTGACAGGTCAAGTGCTAGATGCACATGGTCGTAGTTACTTTGGCATGAGTCAGTTGATGACTTTAGTTAAATTAATGAAAGAAGGCAAAGTAACAAATGAAGATGTTATCTACTTTGAAGACATGTTTCAGCCGGGCATTGAGTCGCTTCCCTATATTCTTAATCAAGTTTCTAGCGATATGCGTCCTCGTATATTTGTCCGTTGTCTTGCTCAGTCAATCGATCCGGATGATTTCGTACATGTATGGGGGATGAGCAAGTGGATGGGACTGTATGAGAAGATGGTCTGTGAACTAGTACGTGATTCAGGTGGTGCTATCCTCGCAAGTAACGAAGAGATGGTCATGCATATGAAGATCGCAGGCTGGGAATGTCCTATCTATAATATCAGTGGTCTTGCATTCGGTAAAGAAGAAGTTCGTAGCCGTGTGAAGAATATCAAGCCTTTCGATAATCGCAAGCGTAGAGTTGTTTTTGCCGCACGTTGGGATCAAGAAAAACAGCCCGACTTCTTCATGGATATTATCGAAGAATATACAAGTGTCTATAATGGCGATGTAGAGTTTGCATTATTAAGCGGTGCTAAATTGCGTAGCAACAATAACTCATATATGGAACGCACATTAGACCTAGAACGTCAAGGCAAACTAAAAATCTATAGCGACCTCGACAAGAACGAATACTATGAATTATTGAACGACAGCCGTGTATTGTTCAATTGTGCATTACAAGACTGGGTGAGCAATACAGTCAGCGAGGCAGATGCACTGGGCTGTAATGTGATTTATCCTGCTTATCGCAGTTTCCCAGAAACATTTTCCAATGATCATAGTCGCATGTATGTGCCTTGGTCTAAGGTAGACGCATTGAATAAGATGAATCATGCAATCTATAATCCAAGTCCATATATGGGTAAAATTAGTGACTGGACTGATAAAACGATAGATAGAATTTGTGACATCCTTGAAGGCAAGGGTGAGCAATGGTTGCGTATGACTACGGATTATCGTAATCATACGAGAGAAAGCAAATATTAATAGGAGAAAAAAATATGAGCGCACATAATGATATTAACACACATCTGGAAGCATACTTAGCAGAGCATGAGAAGTTTGAGAAGGGTAACAATGCTGCCGGTACTCGCGCACGTAAGGCTCTTGGTGAACTCGCTAAGGCTGTAAAGGCACGCCGTAACGAAATCACTGCCACTAAGAACGCACGTAAGGAAGCAAAGGCTTAATAGATGCGTATCGAAGAGGACATCAAGTTAGACTTCAAGGATGTATTGATACGCCCCAAGCGTAGCACACTATCCAGTCGCAAGGAAGTCGATTTGAATCGTACTTATAAGTTCAAGCATTCAGGATGGGAATGGACAGGCGTTCCCATCATGGCTGCTAACATGGATGGTGTAGGTACTATTGATATGGCTAAGGCATTATATGAACATAAGATGTTTACATGCCTTGTGAAGACATATGACGAGTCTGACCTATTTGACTTAACAGAACATCTAGGAAATTATTTTGCTGTCAGTACAGGAACTAACGAAAAAGATTTCTTGAGATTAAGTCGAATCATCAACAGTTATCCAGAGATTAAGTTTATCTGCATGGATGTGGCTAATGGTTACAGCGATCACTTTGGTGACTATGTTGAAGAAGTGCGTGAAGCATTTCCCGACAAAACTATTATCGCAGGTAACGTTGTTACCGCAGACATGACACAGGAACTTATTTTACGAGGAGCAGATATTGTCAAAGTCGGAATCGGGCCAGGATCGGTATGTACAACTAGGATACAGACTGGGGTTGGCTACCCGCAACTTTCTGCGATCATTGAGTGTGCTGATGCGGCGCATGGGCTTGGTGGACATATTATTGCTGACGGCGGGTGTACTTGCCCAGGCGATGTGGCTAAAGCATTTGGCGCAGGCGCAGATTTCGTTATGCTTGGTGGTATGTTAGCCGGACATGATGAAGGCGGTGGTGAAATCATCAGTAAGTTGATTGAGACTGACGAACTTCAGGCTAGAAAAAGAGAACTACCGGACGGTCAGATAGAATGGACATGGACTGGTAACAAGACTGAAGAAAAGAAATATATGCAATTTTATGGCATGAGTAGCGATACTGCTATGAATAAACATAATGGTGGCATAGCGAATTACCGTTCAAGTGAAGGACGCACGGTCACAGTTCCTTATCGAGGATCTGTGAACAATACGGTTCTTGACTTATTGGGCGGACTGCGTAGCACTTGCACATATGTCGGTGCAAATACATTGAAGAACCTAAGCAAGTGCACCACATTTGTACGGGTGACACAACAATTTAACGGAGTTTTCGCAGGTGGCAAATCCTAACGTTTTAATCGCCGGTGGCTGTAGTTTTACTCAAGTCCCGGGTACATATAAAAATTGGCCTATCTTTTTGAGAGATAAGTTAAATATTCCTGCATTTTTCGTAGGAGCAGGAAGTTCCGGTAATGACTTTATTTCTAGAAGAGTTATAAGTCAAACATCACAGGCTCTTTTAAAATATAAGCCAGAAAAAATACTCGTAGGTGTAATGTGGTCAGGAGTGAGTAGGAAGAGTTTTTACTTTAGTGATGATCCAATAGATCATTTTAAATTCATGCCGTATATAAGTAAAGAAAGCATGGAGGATGCATACGCTAACCCAAATACAGTAGTAATGGGTGGTGTAAAGAATACCTACTTTGTACACCCGCACTACAATGACGAACTATCTAAAACATACTATAAGACATATCATGATACTGTAGGTGCTTTGATAGAAACCATAGAGCATATTTTGAGATTGCAATGGTTTTTGAAATTAAACAATATCAAATATTTTTTCACTGAATATTCCAATGATTCATTGACTACTAATCACAGAGATTTACACAGTCACCCGGACGTAAAATACTTGTATGATCAGATCGACTTCAACAACTTTTTACCTGTAGAAAATATGGAATGGTGGATAAGAAATGAGTCTGGTATACCATATATAGATATTAGAGATCATCACCCAATTGACGAGATGAGCAGTGATTTTTGTGATAAAATAATCATACCCCATATAAAAAGTAGGGGATATGTTAGTTAGTAATAAATACATATGCTACACAACGGTAGCGAACAATTTAAAATTTTTATCCGTGTAAGGAAGGAGAAACTAAATGTCATATAACAAGACAAAAACAGACCCAGAACTTGGTCAACAAGTTCACGAACACCTAGTCAAAATGGGTGTCGAAACCCCAATCAAAAAGCGCAATCTAGATCGTAAAGATCAAATCGCTATCATTGAAGGTAACTTTGCTGAAATCATGCGAGCCTTAGGATTAGACTTAACTGATGACAGTTTAATAGATACGCCAAAGCGTGTCGCTAAGATGTATGTCAATGAAATCTTTTGGGGTTTAGACTACGATTCATTTCCCAAGTGTACTACAGTCGATAACAAGATGAAGTACAATGAGATGGTTGTTGAACGAAATGTCAATGTACAAAGCAATTGTGAACATCACTTTGTGATCATCGATGGTTTAGCAACTGTTGCATATGTACCTAAAGATAAGGTACTAGGTCTTAGTAAGATCAATCGCATCGTAGAATATTTCAGCAAGCGTCCACAGATCCAAGAACGGTTGACTGAGCAGATTTTCCACACACTACAATTCATCTTAGACACAGAAGATGTTGCGGTCATGATTGACGCACAGCATTATTGCGTCAAGAGTCGTGGTGTCGAAGATACAGGTAGTTCAACTGTTACTAGCCGATTAGGTGGTGGATTTAAAACTGATCCTGCCGCAAGACAAGAGTTCTTGCAGATCGCTAATAAGGGTTGCAAATAATGTTAAAAGATAGACGATTGTTACTAGAGCAGGAAATTAAAAAAGCCCATAAAGAGGCTGCGGCAATATATCTAGATATCGTTACACATGACCTAGATGCTCATAACGATGAGTATGAATCTATTAGAGATAAAATTGTAAGACTAGAATTTGATTTAAATATGGTAAATCAATTAATTGCTAAAGGGCATCAATGATGATTGTCACAATCTTAATTTCAATCGCAGTAATTATTGCTATCGTAGTGTTAATAGCATCAATGCCTAATACTAGCGCCTGTACAGGTGACTGTAATCAAGGTCGTAACTGCACTTGCGGGGACAAATAAATGAGCGATTTTGATAATCAATTATTTACTAAGGTCTGCGAACTAGAGGGACGTTTAGAACTACTTCACAAGAAAAATTATGAGTGCGAAAAAATGCTGGCTGAGGCAGTAACAATTGTGTTCAAATCAGGATTGACTGCTGATAATTCAGATTGGTATCTAAACGCAACACGTTTATTAGAAGGTAGACAAAATGGGTTTTAAGAAACCTCTAGATGTCAATGATGTAAAACTCCAATTGCTACGAGCGCATGGTGAGATATGCAGTCCATACAATGATGGTTTTGTTCAATGGGAAATCAAAAAAGAATTATATGAAATCAAATTTTTATTAGCAGAAATGCTAAAACAACAACCTACCTTTAGTGGTGAGGATGATTGGTTACAAGAACAAGATAAAAAACAAGTTTGGAGTGAATTAAAAAGATGATATTCAATAAAATTAAAGAATTAAAAGCACAAGGTAAAAAGATAGGAATTACCTTCAGCACATTTGATATGCTACATGCAGGCCATGTCGCTATGTTAAGTGAAGCAAAGAATCATTGTGATTACTTGATTTGCGGATTACAAACTGACCCGACTATTGATAGACCTGATACTAAGAATAAACCTATTCAAAGTATTGTAGAACGACAGATTCAACTTGCGGCTTGCCGTTATGTAGATGAAGTTGTAGTTTATCAAACTGAACAAGACTTGATTGACTTGTTATTGATACTACCATTAGATGTTCGTATTTTGGGTACAGAGTATGAGGATAAAAACTTTACCGGACGTAATGAGGGTGCAGGTCGTGGTGTCCAAGTTATATTTAATAAGCGTGACCACAGTTTTAGCAGTTCAAGTCTACGCAAACGTGTAGCAGAAGCAGAAAGAAACAAAGACGAAACCTTTGGCAAATAGATGAACAAGAAAAGATACAGCGATAAGACATGAATCAGTTAGACTTACATGGTGTTAGACATATCGAAGTCGAACCCATTGTAGAGAACTTTATATTGATGAATCAGGGCGAATTCCCTTTAGAAATCATTTGCGGAAATAGCGCAAAGATGATACAATTAGTGCATAATGTAACTGACAGATTAGAGTTAGAAACGCACATGTACAGATATGGAACAGTGATAGTGAGAAGATGGCTATGATTGATGAAAAGATAGATAATTATCGTAATATCCTAAATATGTTCATGGATAACACGGAACGATACAAGTTTCTCATCGACATGGCTAGAAAGGCAGAATATTTTCCTGAAGAGTTCAGACTAGAAAACTTCAAGGTACAGGGATGTTTAAGTCAAGTGTGGTTGGTGCCTAAATACGAGAACGGCAAGATCAACTATCTATGTGATAGTGATGCGCAAATAGTAAAGGGTACAGTCACACTTATCAGCGATATCTATTCAAATAGCACTCCGGAGGAGATAGTCAAAAATGACCGTAATCTTATGGAAGAACTTGATCTAGGTAATATACTAAGCATGAATCGTAGAAACGGCGCCTACAACATGTTATCAATGGTAAAACAACAAGCCGCAATTTTTGTATGAGGTGAGTTATGAAACTAACATTTGAGAATAATAAAGGTGATAAGGTTATCGTCAAGTATGATGCATCCTGTATCACTGATAAAGAAGTAGAGTTAGATCCACGCAAGGCTCTTGAGCCATTATGGGAAACATTGACTACTAAAATTAGCGAAGAATACGAAGTAGAAAGCGTATAATGATATCGGTCTTGGCGTCATCCCGATCAATAAATTCTGCCGCCATCAAACTTGCTCAATTAGTAAAGGAGACTAGAGATGGCAAATATAACGAGACAATACAAGTACACAAGTACAAAAGAGTGGGTAGATAACTTCCCATGCGCATATAGACAATGGCGTGCCGATAGCCACTGTAATCTGATTCATGGTTATAGTTTCAGCATTAAAGTTTACTTCGGGACTGATGATCTTGATGTTCGTAACTGGGCCGCTGATTATGGTGGTCTAAAAGAACTCAAAAGTCTATTAGAAGATCAATTTGATCATACATTGTTGGTCGCAGAAGATGATCCTGAACTAGAAATGTTCAAGTTACTAGAACAGAAAAACATGGCTAAACTAACTATTCTTCCACGATTGGGATGTGAAGCACTAGCAGATCAGATTTACAAGTATATCAATGGTGTTTACATTCCAGACTTCTGGGGTCCAGGTGAAGCAAAACGTCTATGGTGCTATCGTGTTGAAGTACGTGAAACACAAAGCAACATGGCCTATCGTGAAGGTCATCGTGAATGGAATGAGGACTTGTTTGCATAATGTTAGAAACAATCTGTGAAACATTGATAGAAGCATATCGTAGAAATTGGATCACAAGTCGTGATGGCAATGTAAGTATTCGTCATCACGACCGAGATCACTTTTATATCACACCTAGTGGCGTGCGTAAGCAGACACTGCAACCTGACCAGTTTAAGAAAATAGGGATTAATAACGGTCCCTATGAAATACCATTTACTAAAATTAGTGCAAGTCTTGAGCCTAGTGGAGAACTTCCATTGCACTTTGGTCTACAAAAGATGATGGGTCAACACAGTGATGATGTAAGAGTTGTAGTTCATTTTCATCCTACATACTGTGTTGCCGCTATGCATGCCGGTATTGATCTAAGTACTATTGTAAACGACTTTCCTGAACTTAGTCGCTATACCAAGGTGGCACCTAACGTAGGAGATGTACCACCTATCAGTCAAGAGTTGGCTGATCGTTGTCATGAAAATCTCAAGTTAGATAAAGATGGTAATATTGCTTATGACATAGTTGGTATCAAAGGTCACGGAGTAGTTGCTATTGACACAAGTCCATGGCGAGCATTTGAACACATTGAAAGACTAGAACACATCTGTAAGATTGTTCTGGTATCAAGAAAATGAATAGTTTAGAAAGAATATGGGCTAGAGCAACTGGGCATCTAATGGGCGATACTGATGAAGATCGCCCTAGAGTTCCGGTACTTACACTACGTGAAGCACGTATCGCATTGTTCCTAAAAACTTTCTGGATCTTCTTACATGTGATAACATGTCTATTCATCATAGCAAATGTTATAAGGCACTGGTAATATGGACAAGCAAATGTATTATAATGACAAATTCGTTAAGGGCGCGATACTAGAGATAGTACGACAAATATATACTGCTAACTATAGGCCCGACTATATTGTAGGACTCAAGAGGGGCGGGCTTGTTCCCGGCGTCATGCTCAGCCACTATCTTGGTATTCCATTTTACTCTTTAGATCCTTCTGAGTCTAATCTATGGATGGCTGAAGATGCATTTGGTTATGTGCCTATGGAAGATCAAGAAGTCATCAAGAGCCGTTGGGATATCAGTTATAAGAAAAACATTCTCATCATTGATGATATCAACGACAGTGGTAATACATTTAAAAATATTGTCGAAGATTGGCAAAGCGGTTGCTTACCTAAAGAATCAGCATGGAATACAGTGTGGCATAACAATGTCAAGTTTGCTGTGTTGATCGAAAATCAAGCCAGCGATTTCGATTGTGACTTTTTCGGACATGAGATCAACAAGGTAGAGAATCCTGAATGGTGTGTATTTCCCTGGGAGTGTTGGTGGTAAGTGACATATGATTTCTGGGCCAAGAAGCCTAATTGGCATCACGCAAAGATCCGTGTAGAATCAGCAACAAAGTTTGAAGAACTGATGCGCTGGATGCAAGATAACATACAGGGACATAGAAAGCATACTATATGGAGACTGACAGACGGCGGACAATTTGAGATCAGATTCAGATTTGAAAAAGATTATGAATGGTTCGTACTAAGATGGTGTTAAATGCAACGAGTGTACCTAAAAAAATTAGATCGTAGATTTGCCGGTGGAGCAGAATTTGAATACTGCTTAGATTTTTTCGGTCCGGATAAAGGTAAGCATTTCTGTGAAGTACGCAATTGGTTTTGGGAAACATTTGGACCTAGTAGCGAATTAATATTTTATGTTGATAGCGATCAAGTATGGGCTTGGATCACTGATGGACATAGGACTCGCATATACATTAAGTCAAATAAAGAACTTGAATGGTATAAGTTGAGGTGGGAATGAATATACCACAAGAAATCATCAATGACTGTGCTGAAAAAATTTCTAAAGATATCGATACAGAAATAGTTATGTCAGTATTAGGATGGATGTCATTTGAGTTGAGTGAAGGTACTGTATACAGTAAAAAGTACATGACCGTACATCCCAGTAACACTTATGATTGGAATGAATTGATGGCTTGGATGGAACATTCATTTGGTCCTACTGCACATGATGGTGTATGGACTCCTGGTATGCGTTGGTATGCCAATAATGCTAAGTTTTGGTTCCGTGACAAAAAGGATCTAGAATGGTTCTTGTTGAGATGGGCATGATGTATACTCCTAAAAAACAAAACTGGAACAGCCTGAGTGAACTGCGTGATTTCTTGGCTAAGGAAACCACTGAAAAAATAGTACTTTTTAACGGTCATCAATTGATAACCGAGACTACTGTATATGGATTGAGTTTTGGTAAACTACACATTAACGAGGTAAAGCGTGAGAGTAAAAGCATTAAGAGACGATCTGATGGTACAACAACAGATAAAGAACGAATGGGAACACATGGTCGGAGTAATCATGCTCAACCAGACGGGAAGAAAGCCAGTAAAGTATGTGCTTCCAAAGTTCCTAAAAAAGTTTCCAAACCCAAGAAGTCTCCTAAATAGTACAAGAGAACAAGTGATCGATATTATCAAGCCCCTTGGTATGTATAATATCAGGGAGAAAAGGTTGCGCGGTATGAGCCGTGATTACTTGACTTGGGACAAAATAAATGCTAATATGTTGTATGGTATTGGTAAATACGGTAGTGACAGTTATGAGATATTCTTTAAACAGAACTATAGCGTACAACCAACAGATAAAGAATTAATAAGGTATTTGAATGAACTCAATCAAAATCAGTGAACTATTTTACAGCATTCAAGGTGAAGGTCGCTACATGGGAGTACCTAGCGTCTTTCTAAGAACGTTTGGCTGTAACTTCACCTGTGATGGTTTTAATATGCCAAGAGGAGAAAAGACAAATGAACGTCTTGCCGTCGATGCAAAGTTATATAAATCTTATAGAGACTTACCACTGGTTAGTACCGGGTGTGATAGTTATGCTAGTTGGGATCCTAGGTTCAAACATCTTAGTCCGCGCATTTCGGTGGATGGCATCGCAGATGCAATCAAAGAAGCACTACCGTTCAAAGAATGGCGAGACGAACACTTAGTCATCACAGGTGGTGAACCATTGTTAGGATGGCAGAAGATGTATCCTAAACTATTGAGTCATCCGTTCATGGAGAATCTCAAAGAGATCACGTTTGAGACTAACGGTACACAGAAACTAAAGCCCGAACTTGTAGACTTCTTGTATGACTGGTCTGAAGGCGATCCCTGGAATAGCAGAAGTTATGATAGCATCACATTCAGCGTCAGTGCAAAACTCAGCGTCAGTGGTGAGAAGCGTGAACGTGCTATCAGACCTGACGTAGTATTGCAGTATCAAGAATCAGGACATGTCTATCTGAAATTCGTTATCGCAAGTCAACAAGACATGGACGAAGTATTAGAAGTTGGTGAACTCTATCGCAAAGAGGGCTTCACAGGTAACATCTATGTGATGCCAGTAGGCGGTGTCGAGAGTGTATACAGTTTGAATAACAAGCAAGTTGCGTTGTTCGCTATGAAGCATGGCTTGCGTTATAGTGATAGACTGCAAGTGCCACTGTTTAAAAACGAGTGGGGTACTTGATGCCATTCTATAATAGTAATGACAGGGTAGATAGTTGGGATCATTTTGATCATAAAAGCCTAGGTACAGAATATAAGTTTATGTTTTGGCCTAGGCGTTGCTATTTCACTAATAAACTATTATGGTTGACATACGCATATAAAAAGACTGCTATGTATACAGGACCCGGCGATCCTGTATACGAACATCGTTATTACGATAAGCATCAGTTTTTGGTAAATAAGTTAAAGGGAACATTGTGAATAAAGTTTTAGAAAACATTGTAAACTATTGGGACAAACAACCGTGCAACTTTACCAATAGCACTGAAAAAGAACAGAATTTAAAGTTCTTCAATGACACTAGCAAGAACAGATATTTTGTAGAACCGCACGTGAGGGACTTTACACAATTTCACTTATATCAAGGTAAACGTGTATTAGAGATAGGTTGCGGTATAGGTATTGATGCTGCTGAATTTATAAAGAATGGCGCAATATACACTGGTATTGATATCAGCCAAAATAGCTTAAGTGTAGCAAAGAACCGTTTAGACACATTAGGTCTACAAGGGGAACTACTTCATAGAAATGGCGATAATATAAGTGATCTTGGTGAATTTGATTTGGTTTACAGTTATGGAGTTTTGCATCACTATCCAGGTATAAGTGATATTGTAGATCAAGTTCATAAAATATTAGCAATTAACGGTGAATTTAAATTCATGGTATATGCTAAAAATAGCTGGAAGTATGCTATGATACTTAAAGGTTTAGACCAGTATGAGGCACAAGCAGGGTGCCCATATGCCAAAGCCTATACTAAGGAAGATATCTATCAGTTGCTTGATGATAAGTTTAGCATAGCACGTATAAGACAGGCACATTGTTTCATGTATAACGTAGAAAAGTATAAGCAAGGTATATACGAATTAGAACCTTGGTTTGAAGAAATGACCGACGATATGCGCGAAGCAATTAAAGAGTATTTGGGTTGGCATCTATTAGTCAAGGCTATAAAAATATGAAATTATACGATAGACGCATAGCCTTTATGATCAGCGACCAGCACTTCATACCACACGGTGGTATAGGAAGTTTTTGTAAGGGCTTCACTGAGATGTGCAGTCGATTGAATTGGAAAGTAGATATACTGCTTGACAAAAGTCCTAGAAATAAAGAATTTTGCGAACTCATCGAATCGCTAGGTGCTAATGTATTATGGCCATTAGAACCATTAAGTTATGCTAACCATACCGCTACATTTGCATTTAGCGATACAATCAACTTTGAAAAGATCATTAACTTCCGCACAGTCTTACTAGAAGCGTTTGAAGAAAATATCTATGATATGATCGTATGTAATACGCAGGAAGCGATGACTGCGGCTTATGCAATGACAGTCAATAAGTATATTCCTGTTGTTTTCTACACACACTTACATAGCATGATCTTCCGCGAAAGTCAAGGAAGTGATGTATTCCTTGATAGTTATCATAACTTCTATAACAAGCACATGGAGTTTACTGATATCATTATCGGTACACAGAGCCAAAAGAATATTGACGAACTCACAAAATACGGCGCAACTAACTGTAGATTGTTACGCATGCCTATGAGTGAGCGAGGCTTATTAGAACGATATGCAGGTGTGCGTGAAGGTGTATTGTTTATCGGTCGATGGGAAGAAGGCAAGAACCCAGAAGCATACATTCGTGTAATGAAAGAATGTAAATTACCTTGCCGTGTCATGACCAACGATAGTGGTCGTAAGAAGTTTGAGAAAGCATTTGCAGAAGCAGGTATCACAGATTATACAATCAAAGCAGGTATCACAGGGCAAGAAAAGGTAGCATTCATAAAAGGTTCTATGGCATTTTTCATGCCAAGTCTGCGCGAAAACTATCCATTCGCATTCCTTGAATGTTTAGCACACATGCCCTGCGTTGTGTTAGACAAACAAGATTGGAGTGACAATTTTGATGGACAATACTTTCATAAGGTAAATATAAAGGATGCGGCTGAGTTGATCAAAACAATATACGGTGGTGATCAGTTAACTTCTGCCCTTGACTATGTGAAGAAGTTAGATGACGAGGTTGCTGAAGGTTGGATTAGATTCGTAGATGATTTTGTTAGCAAGCGTAGCAATACCAATAGCGCAAAGATCAATAGTTACGACACAGTGAAGTATCGTGACTATATCAAGGATCTAGATAGAAATCGGTTGGCTAGAGAAGATTTTGAGAGTGTACTAAGCAATAAAAAGAAGTTCAACAAAATTGTTTATACAGATGATGACACCTATCTAAGCAAGGATCCTCAGTTCGAACCAACTGAGACTATAGAAGCATTGAATTTATTTGAGGGTATATGATGAAAAAAGTAATGATCACAGGTTGTAGTGGCTATATTGGTAGCCATCTATGTAAATTATTAGAAGGCAAGTATGAGATTCATGGATTAGATTTACATGATCCTATCGTACCTATCGATAAGTTCTATAAAGTAGATATCAATAGACTGTTCACTATCCCTGATCAAACTGATCCATACGATGCTGTGATACATTTAGCCGCATTGGTCAATGTCGGCGAAAGTGAGAAGATGCCAATCATGTATTATATCACTAACTTGAATGGTACTATGAATGTGTTGAACAAGATTCCTACAAACAATTTTATCTTTGCTAGTACTGGTGCTGCCGCATTATGCGAGAGCGCGTATGGTGTGAGCAAACGTGCTGCCGAAGATTGTGTGCGTGAATATTTCACAAGACATAATCCAACAGTGCCGTATACTATGTTTAGGTTCTATAACGTGATCGGTAGTAGTTATGGCATACAACCAACTAATCCTGATGGGTTGATGTATAATCTAATGCAATCAAAAGACAGAGGGTCATTCACTATTTTCGGAAATGATTATGACACTCCCGATGGCACTTGTGTACGTGACTATGTTCATGTATTAGAAATTTGTAATGCATTGAAATTAGCGATTGAACAGCCAGCAAATAGTCTAGAGAATCTAGGGCACGGTGTTGGTACTACGGTGAATGCTATGGTAGAATTATTCAAGCAAGTGAACAATGTAGATTTTGAAGTTAAGTATGGTCCAAGACGTAAAGGTGATGCCGCAGTAAGTGTGCTAGATAATCCTAGCACTTACATGAAACATCTTTACGAATTAAAAGATTTACTTAAGATTAGTGGATAAGCAATAGACTGCTCAACACATCATTACGGTTGGCAGCATCATCGCCATCACCTGGTTTGACGATAACATTCCATTTGCCTTTTGCTTCTGGATCTTTATCGACAGGCTTCTTCATCATTTCATCATAAGTGATGATTGTTTCTGGCTTCATGCTGTACTTGATAGCAATACGATCTTTGACAGCCTTTTCTGCTTGAGGATTCTTGTACTGCCACTTACCTGATTCGTCTTTCTCAAGTGCATCAGCAAATAATTCTTTAGGAACCACGCGGCTGTTCTTAGTCTTGACGAAATCGATTTTCTTTTCTTGACCAGTGGCCGCACCTTGGCTAAAATTCATCTTGAAGTTATCTGGACGTTCTGCTTGTGCTACTGAAGCCATCTTAGTGTAAGCATAGAAGTCTACATCAGGATGATTCTTAGCGACATCATATGCCATCTTTAGATATTGTGGACTAAAGAAGTCGCCGGCATCGTGCCAACGCACAACTACCTTTGTACCCTTCTTACCGTATTTTTTCTCAGCATTTGAAATCTCATCACTGAGCATTGACATGAACCCATCCGGGTCATTGTATAAGAAATTCAACAGTTTAGTAGAACTCAATGAACTTGCTTTCCACTGAACATAACCGCCCTTCATAGCATAGCAGAATGTCTTACACGCACCAGCACCAGGGCAAGTATCGATTACGATAAATTCTCCGGTATCTTCATCAACAGCAAGACCTTTTAGTGCAGGTAGACCCACATTGAAGAAAATGCTACTTGTGCCATCACTATGTTGCATCTTTTCATTTTGTTTGAGAATCTTTGTTGGGCGTTCAGTAAATGTCTTGCGAAGGGCATCTAGGTCATATTTCTTACCCTCATCGTTAACGATTGGGATATTACCACTATGGATATATGGTCTTTGGAATTTGTCCTGTTTCTCTTTACTTTTACCAATAATTCTGTCAAGATATGATGTCAACTCATCTTTATCAAACTTACGGCTTGTGACACCACTCAATTTCTCTTCATCGACATCATCTTTGCCCTTACCTTCGCTATCCACGAATTGGTCAAGGCTCATGACTTTGAGGTCTTTGCTAAATGGGCTTACGCCCTCGGTTACCAATTTGATGAGTTTTCTAAAATTCATGTTGACATTCCTAAACAATTATAGTAATATTTATCACTATGACATTTAACTCAGACATTCAGCGTATTGGTTTCGCTTGCAAATGGGCAGAAATCAATAAAAAGGGTGAGATCGCTAGCACCGAGGGCCTGAACACAGGTGGCACTACTTACGCATGGGCAAAGCGTCAGAGTAGCCGTCAAGTTGTCGAAGATAAAATCATGGATGTAGCGAAACGCAACATTCTTAATACTCATGCACTTGTCAAAAAAGTTGCAGAATTACCCAATGAATTACGTATGTTGCGCATCACTAGTGATATGCTATCATTCTATACTATAGATGAGTACAAGCCTTTCTGGCAGCGGCAGGATGTGCGTGATAGTCTAGAACGCTGGATGGCTCCTATCGGTGAGACTGCTAGAGCAAACGATGTTCGACTATCGTTTCATCCCGATCAGTTTGTCGTTTTGGCTAGTGATCGTCCTGAGGTAGTAAATAAGAGTATAGAGGAGTTTGAATATCATGTGGATATGGCCCGTTGGATGGGGTACGGTAAACAATTTCAGGACATCAAGATCAATGTCCACATCAGTGGTCGCCAAGGCCCCGACGGTATCAAAAGAGTTATCTCAAGACTCAGCCCCGAAGCACGAAATGCCATCACAATCGAAAACGAAGAAATGTCGTGGGGACTCGACTCAACCCTCGAACTCGCAAACGATCTCGCTTTGGTGCTAGACATTCATCATCATTGGATTAAGACTGGAGAATACATTGAAGAATCTGACCCACGCATTGATATGGTTATTGATAGTTGGCGCGGTGTGCGCCCTGTCATACACTATAGTGTTTCAAGAGAAGAGCATCTACCTGGTGCCTGCACTGTCAGCCGTCCCTGCTTGACTACACTACTAGAATCAGGACACAATAAACAGAAGTTACGTGCGCACAGCGACTACTACTGGAATCAAGCAGTCAACGACTGGGCTTTGTCACATAGATCATGGGCTGATATAATGTGCGAAAGCAAGGCTAAGAATCTTGCAAGTTTTAAACTACACGACTATGCAACAAATAATCAATGATCTTAAGAAGTACGACTGGAATTTCATTACCAGTTTCGGCAATAGTCTAGAGCAACTGAACAACAAACAACTTAGATTCATGAAGGGGTTTGTTTGTGAAGAACTCATTGCTTCTCAGGATGGTACACTAGACTGTTTGCGTGAGGACCATAAAGATTTTTATTGGAATAAACATAAGATCACTATGGAACTTAAAAGTCAGTTGAGCCAAAGCATGTACAAACAAAATGGTTCACTGCGCAAAACTTTTATTGTTAAGTTTACCAATAGTAATGGTACTAACAACAAAGACACGTTGGATCCTAGTTTGATATGTGACATTACTTTAGTATTGCGTAACGATGGTTCGTTCATTGTTAACCGTGACACTGTAGTAAAGAACTTAGTCAAGACCGGCGATGGATTTGACCTTAAGTTAAAGTCTAGTGATATCACAGAAATATCTGGGTACGTCACAGACACGACTAAGTATGATGTAGACCTCGAAAGTGTCATGGTTAATTCCATACGTGAGGCCATCAATAAAGGTAAAGCATGTTCGACAAAATAAAAAAAGTTTTTGGGTTAGAGGCGAAAAAAGAACAAGGACCAAGGTCTGATCTTCCGAGCGAGGATCCTCCTAAACCAAAAAAAGAAAAGGCTGAAAAGAAACTCAGCCCTAAAGAACAGGCTACTAAAGATGGTGAGCCCTATATTGCTATCAACAGGGTAGACATAGACCCTAATAATATCAACAATGGCGCTTTTGAATTGGATTGGAACGACAAGTTCCTTCTTAACCTGATTAAATCAGGATATAAGAAAAGCGAGACTGACACTGACAATGAGATCGTGGATCGCTGGTTCCAAACAGTCTGCCGTAACATCGCACTTGAGATGTACGAACAAGAGATAGCTGATCCGGACAAGCGTAGAAATGACATGCGTGTTGTCAATCAGCGCGATTTGGGTAACGGGCGTACTGAAGTCAGTTGACATATTCGCAAACACCTAGTATAATATACGTATATTATTCTACTAAATAGGTGTACTTGTGAAATATGCTCTGATCGATACTGCTAATACGTTCTTCCGTGCCCGTCACATCGCAAGTCGCAACAGCGATACTTGGGAAAAGATCGGCATGGCACTACACTTGACACTTGCTAGTGTAAATCAAGTTGTGCGTAAGTATGGCGTCGACCACGTCGTATTCTGTCTTGAAGGTAGATCGTGGCGCAAGGATGTATATGCACCTTACAAGGCACATCGTAAAGTTGCTGAAGCATCACTCACAGAAGCAGAGCAAGAAGAAAACAAGATGTTTTGGGAAACGTATGATATGTTCACTACGTTCCTTCGTGAGAAGACTAACGTTAGCGTACTCAGACATGAG